AACTTGGAGAACCTGATTGTAGATTGATTGAACCATTTTTATTGAATCAATCAAGTCTCACACTTTCTCCTTGGTTGATTGATTATACTTCTGATAATAGGTATATGATTTCGTCGGATAAGATTCTGACTCTTGCCGATCCAAATTCAGAACTTTTGGAAAAATATATTAAACTTACTAAGTAATGAGAGTCCTAAGCATTGATCTGGATTACATCATGGGTCCAGTCATCGAACTTTATAATGGATTAAAGTATAATGATAATCCAACAATAAGATGGGAACAATTTTTTAATACTACTGATTTTAATGAAAGTCATTTTCGTATTGATCAATCAAATCTATTGTTTTGTTATAATACTTTTTTAAAGGCACTTCGCAATTGCGATAGTGTCTCTTTTGGTTATGAGCACGATTCTATTCTATTCAGTATTGCCGAGCATGAAAATATTGATCTAATTAATATAGATCATCATGATGATGTTTTTGGTGGAGATTATACTGGAGAGATGCCTGATGAAGAAGCTTATCAGATTGAGTTTTATGAATTATTGAAACATGACAGGGTTCATGAAGGAAATTGGGGTGCTTGGTTAGGTGGAAAGGAAAAGTTAAATTCTTTTACTTGGATTGGCAATAAGAATAGTGGTAATAAGATACGCAATAAATTTAATGCCGAGGTAGTTCCTAACTATCAAAATGTAGAGAAAGAAGATTATAAGTTTGATAATTATAATTTTGACCACATCTTTGTGTGTATGTCACCGCAGTATATTCCTCCAAATCACTGGCATTACTTTTCTATGTTTATTAGTGCATTTGAGGAGTTTACCGGAAAGGATGCTATAATATACACAGAGAAATTTGAAACCAACATTCGTCATCAAAGGATCCATAATGAGATTTTACACCAACGTTCAAATGGTCGGTGACCACTTTTTGGTTCGAGGATATGAGAACGGAAGGCACTTTGCTACAAGAGAAAAGTTTTATCCTACATTATTTGTCCCTTCTAATAAGGAAACAAAATATAAAACTCTTGAGGGAGACTATGTTGAATCAATAGATCCGGGAACTGTTCGTGATTGTAGAGAGTTCATCAAGAAGTATGACGGTGTAGAAAACTTTAAGATCTATGGTAATGATCGATACATCTATCAGTATATTTCTGAGATGTATCCAGAAGAAGAAGTCAAATTTGATACTACAAAGATCAAAATATCTACGATTGACATTGAGGTAAAGACTGAGAATGGATTCCCTGATGTAGAGTCTGCCGCAGAAGAGGTTCTTCTTATTACTGTGCAGGATTATACTACCAAACAGATTCGTACTTGGGGTCAGGGACCATTTAATAATAAGCAAGAGAATGTTATCTACAAAAGTTTCAGAACAGAATATGAGTTACTGAATGACTTTATAAACTGGTGGATGATTGAGACTAATACTCCTGAAGTTGTGACCGGATGGAATAGTGAATTGTATGATATGCCTTATTTGGTGAGGCGTATTGATCGCATTCTTGGTGAGAAGTTAATGAAACGACTTTCACCTTGGGGTTTGGTAACTGAACGTGAGACTATTGTAATGGGTCGTAAACAGATCTCTTATGATGTTGGGGGTATTACGCAACTTGATTATCTAAACCTGTATAAGAAGTTCACTTATAAGGCACAAGAGTCTTATCGGTTGGATTACATTGCGAGTGTAGAACTCAATCAAAAGAAACTTGATCACTCTGAGTTTGATACTTTTAAAGATTTCTATACAAAGGGGTGGCAGAAGTTTGTAGAATACAATATAATTGACGTGGAACTTGTTGACCGTATGGAAGACAAGATGAAATTGATTGAACTCGCAATCACTATGGCATATGATGCTAAGGTGAATTATAATGATGTGTTTTATCAAGTTCGTATGTGGGATGCGATCATTTACAATTATCTCAAAAAGAGAAACATTGTAATTCCACCCAAAGAACGTTCAGACAAGGATGCTAAGTATGCAGGTGCGTATGTTAAGGAACCGATTCCGGGAAAGTATGATTGGGTTGTGTCTTTTGACCTTAACTCTCTCTACCCTCACCTTATTATGCAGTACAACATCTCTCCGGAGACACTCAGAGAGACCAGGCACCCATCAGTTACAGTTGATAAGATACTTAACGAAGAACTGACTTTTGAACTGTATAAGGACAGTGCAGTGTGTGCTAACGGTGCCATGTATCGTAAAGATGTTCGTGGGTTCCTACCTGAATTGATGGAGAAGATTTATAAGGATCGCACCATCTATAAGAAGAAGATGCTTATTGCAAAACAGGATTATGAAAAAACTCCGACTAAGGCATTGGAGAAGGAGATTGCACGATGCAACAACATTCAGATGGCTCGCAAGATTCAACTCAACTCTGCATATGGTGCTATCGGTAATCAATATTTCCGTTACTACAAACTGGTCAATGCGGAAGCGATTACGCTTTCTGGTCAAGTCTCTATCCGTTGGATTGAGAATAAGATGAATGTATTTCTAAATAAGATTTTGCAAACAGAGAAAGTCGATTATGTCATCGCATCTGACACTGACTCAATCTATCTTAATATGGGACCTCTTGTTGATAAATTTCTTAGTCATAAGTCTGACGATAAAACAAAGGTTGTTCAGTTACTTGATAAGATCTGTGAAGACAAGTTGGAACCATTCATCGAACAATCTTATACGGAACTTGCGGATTACGTTTCGGCATATGAACAAAAAATGATTATGAAACGTGAGAATATTTCTGAACGTGGTATTTGGACTGCGAAGAAGAGATATATTCTCAATGTATGGAATAGTGAAGGAGTTCAGTATTCGGAACCAAAACTCAAGATGATGGGTATTGAGGCAGTCAAATCGTCTACACCGGCACCATGTCGTCAGATGATTAAGGACGGACTTAAGTTAATGATGAGTGGTACTGAAGAGGAAGTAATTGACTTTATTGATAATTGTCGTAAAGAATTTAAGGCACTTCCTCCGGAGCAGATTGCATTTCCCCGTTCAGTATCTGATGTTGTGAAGTATAGATCTTATTCTGATATCTATTCTAAAGGAACTCCTATTCATTGTCGTGGAGCACTATTGTTCAATCATTATATTAAGGAGAAGAAACTTGATAATAAGTATTCTCTTATCAATAATGGTGAGAAAATTAAGTTCATTTATCTGAAGAAACCAAATATTATTCAGGAGAATGTCATCTCATTTATTCAAGACTTTCCACATGAACTCGGTCTTGACAAATACATAGATTATGAACTACAATTTGAAAAGAGTTTTTTAGACCCACTCAAATCTATTCTTGATGCGATTGGGTGGAACGTGGAGAAAACAGTAAACCTTGATTTATTTTTCACATGAATAATGCACCATTTGATAACAAATTTTATTATAAAGATTCTCACGAATTTTATAATTTTAAAGATCCAGAAATTGCTTTAACCAGTGACATTAAAAGTCTAATTCATGCTATAGGACTTTTGGGTAATGATTTAGTTGGGATTGAATTGGGGGTGTTTCGAGCACAAAGTTTTTGTACTATTTTGCATAATTGTTCAAATGTAAAAACTTTGTATGGAATTGATTCTTATCTTCCATATTCAGATTATTTAAAATCAGGGTATGATGGAACACCTGCATATACTATGTATGAAAAAGACATAGAATTAACTAAATCCATTGCTTACAATAAAATAAAATATTCTGGCATGAAAGAAAAAGTTATTTTTTATGAAGAAGATAGTAATGAGGCAGTAAAAAAATTTAAAAACGAAAGTATTGATTTTATTTTTATTGATACTTATATGACTGAAGAGCAAGCACAAAATGATTTGGAAACATGGTATCCAATTATTAAAAAAAATGGTTTATTTTCTGGCCATGATTGGGGCAGTAAACAAATACAGATACCTGTAAATAAATTTAGAGAAAAAAATAATATTACAAGTAATTTGTGTGTGTTTGATAACTGTTGGGCATGGATAAAGTAAATTACATTTTAAATGCATAATAATTTTAAAAAAAATGGAACTTCCTATTAACGACAAAGAACTTGCAACTATTGTAAGTGCATTGAGACTTGGTGGAGATGCTGCTCTCTATCAAAAGATTGATACAATCAAAAAAATTAGGCAAACTCATCCTGAGTCCTATAAAAAAGTAGCCCGTGAAGAATTTGGAATTGTTATTTAATGGATTTTTTAAAAGACATCGTAAAGGAAATCGGAGATGACTTTACCAAACTGGCATCAGACATTGACGAAACTGAAACATACGTTGACACTGGTTCGTTCATCTTTAATGCTCTTGTATCTGGCTCTATCCGTGGTGGTGTTTCTGGTAACAAAATCACTGCAATTGCTGGTGAAAGTTCTACAGGAAAAACTTTCTTCTCTCTCGCAGTGGTTAAGAATTTTCTGGACTCTAATCCTGATGGATATTGCTTGTATTTTGATACTGAGGCAGCTGTCAATAAGTCACTCTTAGAAAGCAGAGGAATTGATCTCTCACGACTTGTTGTGGTCAATGTAGTAACTGTTGAGGAGTTCCGTAGTAAGGCACTCAAGGCAGTGGATATGTATCAAAAAGCACCTGAGGAAGATCGCAAACCCTGCATGTTTGTGCTAGACTCTTTAGGAATGCTTTCGACTGAGAAAGAGATTACTGATGCACTCAATGAAAAGCAGGTTCGTGACATGACAAAATCACAACTGATTAAGGGTGCCTTCAGAATGTTGACACTCAAGTTGGGGCAGGCTAATATTCCAATGATCGTTACCAATCACACTTATGACGTTATCGGCTCTTATGTTCCTACTAAAGAGATGGGAGGTGGTAGTGGTCTTAAGTATGCTGCCAGTACCATTATTCATCTCAGCAAGAAGAAAGAAAAAGATGGAACAGAAGTCATTGGAAATCTTATCAAGGCAAAGACTGCTAAGTCACGTCTGAGTAAAGAAAACAAGGATGTCACTATTCGTTTATTTTATGATCATCGGGGTCTTGATAGGTATTATGGTTTACTTGAGTTAGGTGAACTTGCCGGAATGTGGAAGAACGTTGCCGGTCGTTATGAAATGGATGGTAAAAAAGTATATGCCAAGGCAATTCTAAAAGACCCAGAAGTTTATTTTACAGAAGAAGTAATGCAGCAACTTGATGCTGCCGCAAAAAGTATTTTTTCTTATGGTTAAACTCTCCGATTTAATTCATATTCATGAAAATTCTTTGGAAGAAAATATTTGTGATGAATTAGTTTCTTTTTTTGAATCAAATTCTGATGAACATGAGATTTTAGATAATGAGGGAACTCCAAATTTTACTCAATTCAATCTAACTAAAAATAGAACTAAAATTGAGGAAGTGCATAATCACATTATAAAAAAAGTCTTTGAATACAGAGACAAATACTATAATTATGTTCATAAGGATGTTTTCCCAGAATCACATGCATTTGAAGAATTTAGGATAAAGAGGTATAATACGGGAGGAAATGATCGTTTTGATACTCATGTTGATGTCACAGAATATTCTACTGCTAGGAGATTTTTATCTTTCTTTTGGTATTTGAATGATGTTGAGGAAGGTGGAGAAACTGAGTTTTCAGATTTAATTATTAAACCAAAGAAAGGAACATTGATTATTTTTCCTCCACTTTGGATGTTTCCTCATAAAGGAAATCCTCCAATCAATGAATCAAAATATCTTTTAAGCACATATTTGCACTACACATAATGGAACGAATTGAGACTACAATTCTCAGAAACTTAATATGTAACGAAAATTATTCTCGTAAAGTCATTCCATTTATAGAACCAACATATTTTGAGCAAAGAGGTGAAAAAGTAATC